TTTTCAGGTGCAATTGCACATTACTGCACGCGCACTAAAGATTTAGATGTGGTGGACATGCCTACCATATTAAACAATCGTGGAAAAATTGAGATTGATATTCATTCGTTATTACATTTGTTAGAACCAGAAGCAAAAGATAGAATGGCTGTGATTGAGCAAGTCGCATCGCGTCCCGGTCAATCATCTGTTGCTACATTTAGGTTTGGTATGGGATACGGCGCGTTAATTGCGTGTGTGGCAGCTAATAAGACGCCTATGCATCTGGTCACGCCTAACAAGTGGAAGAAACACTTTAATTTATCATCAGATAAAGACACTAGCCGCCAGCTTGCCATTCAGCGCTTTCCAGAGCATTATGAGAGGTTCGCACGTAAAAAAGATGATGGGCGGGCGGAAGCTAGTTTAATTGCTCTTTATGGAGCAGAAGTTTTAAATAAATAATTATATTAGGAGAATAAAATGCAAACTACTAATACAGTAAAAGATAACGATAAAATAGCTGTATGGTTCTCATGTGGCGCAGCATCTGCTGTTGCTTTAAAGCTAACTGTTGAGAAATATGGATTGGATAACGTGTATGCGGTTAATAATCCTGTTATTGAAGAGCATGATGATAACTTACGCTTTCTTGATGATGTTGCTGAGTGGGTAGGGATTGAAATACAATCAGCTATTAATTCAAAATTTCCAACAGCATCAGCAGTTGATGTATTTAATAAAAAGAAAGGCATGTCATTCATACACGGCGCACCTTGTACTGTTGAGCTAAAGAAAAGAGCAAGGCAAGAATGGGAGAAAGATAATAAAGTAGACTGGCATGTTTTTGGTTTTACTGTTGATGAAATTAAAAGGCACGAAAGGTTTGTTTTATCTGAACGTAGTAATGTGCTGCCAATATTAATTGACGCAAGAATGACAAAAAATGATTGCGCAGATTTGTTGCGAAGGAATGGTTTAGCTTTACCAATGGTTTATGGTTTAGGTTTTCCAAATGCTAATTGCATAGGTTGCGTAAAAGCCACAAGCCCTACATATTGGAACTTGGTTAGGTCAGAGTTTCCTAAAGTATTTGAAGAAAGAGCAATACAATCAAGAGAGCTTGGCTCTAAATTAACAAGGGTAAAAGGTGAAAGGATTTTTCTTGATGAGCTTGACCCTAACGCAAAAGGCAGACCATTAAAAAGTATGCCTGATTGTGGACTATTTTGTGAAGAAACTTAATATTAATTTTAAATAAGGAGAATAAAATGCAAGACAAATCACAAACACACCTGAATAAAAAAGGTAAACACTTATTATATAAGAAAATAATACCCAGCGAAGAGCTGTCAAATAAGGCATACCACGAACTGCCTGCAATATCGTCAAGCGCTGTTAAAACAGTTGCAACGTCATCGTTATACCACTGGAAGAATGCTAAGTTTAGCTCCACTCCAGCTATGATCTTAGGCTCTGCATTCCATGCTATGGTGTTAGAGCCAGAGAAAAATTTAGTACATGACTCTGGTTTATCACGTCGTGGCAGCAAGGCTTGGAAGGATCAGGAAGAGTTCTTAACTCAAGATGAAATACTGTTGCCAAGTGGTGAATATGAACAGTGTCAGAAAATGGTAGATGGTTGCCTGCAAAATAAAATGGCGCGTAACTTACTGACTAATAAGGACATGCTTGCTGAATACAGCTTTATAGCTGAATGCCCAAAAACAGGGCTTGAGCTTAAATGCCGCCCGGATGGATTGTTAAAAGAGGCAGGCATAGTGATAGACTTAAAGTCTTGCTTGGATGCATCACAGCGCGGCTTTGATAAGTCAGTAAGAAACTTCCGATATGATTTGCAGGCATGTTTCTATCGTTATGTATTAAAGCTATGCGGAATTGAAACTACAAACTTTATATTTGTTGCAACTGAGAAGAACAGCTATGCCACGGCCTGCTATGAATTATCAGATAAATACAATAAGTATGCTGAAGATGAAATGTTTAAAACATTGCGCAAAATTAAAGTGGCTCAAGAGACAAATGTTTACGACACTGGATGGCCTGAACTTGAGACATTACATTTGCCAGCATGGTTAGACGAAAACCACGGCTTATAAACTAATCCCAGTGCAGGGGTGCTGCACACATTTAAAGGAGTTGTAAAATGCAACACATAATAAGCGGCGTGAAAGCGCTATACCCAAGATTAAATGCTACATATAGATTTGATCAAGATGAGTACAAATCACAAAAGTGCGATCCTACAGCAGAGGGCGCGGCATACGAAATGTCGTTCAATCTGACAGGTGAGCAGTGCAAAGAGCTGAACACTATTTGTATGCAGTCATACAAAAATGCGGCGGCGTTGGAGACTAGCAAACGCAAGTGGCCTGAACAGCCATTAAGTTTGCCGTATAAAATCGATGACAACAAGCAGGGTCACTGGATCGGTAAAGCTAAACTAAAAGGCGCATATTCTGGCGAAGCTACAAACCCACCACGCCAAGTAGATGCATCACGCAAGAAATTGCCTGATGGATTTGAGCTGACATCAGGGTCAACTGTAAATATCGCAGTGACAGTCGTGCCATACAACACTGGCACAATTAATGGCGTGTCGTTAAGATTACGTGCAGTGCAGGTGTTGGAGTTGGCTGAAAAGCAGGAAGCAGATGATCCATTTACTGAAGTTGCAGGCGGATTTTCTGGTGGAGCAACACCAATAAATGGTGTGGAGCAAGACCCATTTGGATTGCCACCAGCTACGCCTACACCATCAAATGATCTGGAAGATGACATTCCATTTTAAATAAACATGCCGTTAGACAGAACTTACATAGGTTTTGTCTAACGGACACGACAGGACATTTGCGAGACATGTCCACTATGTCCGAGACAGGACAAGACAAAAGCGGGACATGTCCACCATGTCCGATAAATTGAGGAAGGGATAAAATGCAAAACACGAAATTTCCAAATGCAAGCTGGGATAGATATTCAGATAAAATTATTAGTGCATTATCATTGAAAAAGACTGCCATAGGCGAATATCATGGTGCTTGCCCGGTATGTCAGGGTGAAGATCGGTTCTGGATTAAGGAAACGTCTGATAATGAAGTGATGGTTACGTGCCGTAAATGCTCAGATTATGCAGGCATAAAGGATGCGCTGCGAAGGCAGAGTTTATGGCCTGATGAGAATGAGAAGCCAATGACGAGAGAATATACAATAAGTTGGCCTGAAGCAGAGCTAGAAGCAACGCATCCATACCTGATTAAGAAAAAGATTGGATTAGGCAATGCGTCTATAAAGGGTGACATATTAGATATACCTGTAATAAATGCCAAAGGTAAGCGTGTAGGCACGCAGAGCATTAATCCGACAGGCGCAAAGAAATTTTCGTCAGGTATGCCAGTTGTTGGTAATTTTAGTGTAATTGGTGGTAAATTAAACGATTTGATTTACGTTTGCGAAGGTTGGGCAACTGCAATGTCAGTGCATATGGCGACAGATAGGCCAACAGTATTCGCATTATCTGCGGGCAATATGACTGCCGTGATAGGTGAGCTGCTTGAAGCTAGACCTAATTTACGCATAGTGGTGGCTGGTGATAACGACGAGGCAGGCATTAAAGCCATTGAAAAATGCGTGGCAGATCATGGTGTGAAGTCTATTGTGCCTGATGTTGGCGGATGGGACTTCAATGATATGTGGGTTAATCGAGGTAAAGAAGCGACTGCTAAGGCATTGGAAGTGAAGAGCTTACTTGATCAGGTGTTCTTTCCGGGCGATGCAATGCCACAGCTAGACAGGAGTTATCTTGTCAAAGGATGGTTTGGCGCTGGGCAGCTCTCGATGGTGTATGGGCCAAGCAATGTTGGTAAGTCATTCTTTGTGCAAGATGTGGCGTGGCATGTATCTGCGGGGCAAGATTGGCATGGCAATAAGGTTAAGGGCGGCGTGGTGCTGTTTTTAGCTCTTGAGGGCGGTATGACGACGCATAATAGGATCGTAGCCTTACGCCAGCAATATCCAGAGCATGAGGCTAAATTAGCTATGCGTGCATTGCCAGTAAATTTGCTTGAGGAAAACGCTGACGTGCAGCTGATCATTGATTTGTGTGACGAGGTTAAACGAGCGCATGGCGATATTGCTATGATTATCGTTGATACGCTATCGAGATCAATGCCCGGCGGCGATGAGAACTCGCCTGCATCATCAACGGCTGTGATAGCTGCGTGTGATAAGATACGCGGTGAGACTGATGCCCACCTATTGCTTGTGCATCAC